GGAATCCCCCTAGCGGCACAGGCTGGTGGGCCTTTGAACCCAGAGTGGGTCGAGTGGCTGATGGGGTGGCCGCTAGGGTGGACAGACTTAAAGCCATTGGAAACGGGCAAGTCCCACTTTGCGCAGCCACAGCATGGAGAATCTTAAATGAACAATGAATTACCCCCAGCTCTTGAAGCCTGCCTTGACTTGGTCAATGACTTACTGCACCCAGAAGTCTTTGGCCATGCCATACCGAATGAGGTTAAAAGCCGTGCATTCGTTGTCAGGGCCATGCTGGAGCGCTTGAAAGCCCGAATGGAGACCAGCACATGGCCAGAGGCTTAAAACCCCGTGTAGAGCCTGCCATCGAGGCAGCGCTTCAAAAGAAAGGCAATATCTCAGACCTTGACTTGGCCAAGCTGTGCTTTTGTGCCAGGCGCAGTGCAGCGAGGGTTTTATTTGATATGCACCGCTTTAAACTGGTCCACATCTCAGGCTATTTCAAGGTCAACTGCAATGGCAGACACCGGCCACTGTGGTCATGGGGTGAGGGTGTGGATGCCGTAGTGCCGGACCCTATACCTGGCACAAAGAGATGGAGAAATCACATGGACAAGATGTCAGCAGATGACAAAGACTTTGGCTTGGCCAGGCGCAGGCAGAAAAGACGGGTTGTTAAACGCGACCCACTTGTGGCCGCGTTTTTTGGGGGTTAATTCAAAAGGCCTTTTAAGAAGCCAAAGTCTAATTTTTGTGGAAGACTTGCATCAAGTTCATTAATTGGCACATCGTAAGAGCTTAATGGGAAAAGTTTTCGTCTTTCTTCCATTGATAAATTTCGTCTAGCTTGCACGGCTCTGGCTTCAGCCTCTCCTGCTGCTCTTAAATACCTTTGAAAGTCTTTCTCATCACCAGTCATAAATCCCGCACCAGAAGCCATACCTTCTCGGTTTTGCACTTGGTGTTGCATCTCATGGACTAATGCAGACTTTATTTCATCATCTGTTGGGCCATAAGCCTCAATAAACCTTCCTTCATCACCATATTCAGCAGACCCTGCTGTTTTAGGTTTAATTCCTATTTCGGTATTGACCTTTTTTAAGAATGGATAGGCGCTATAGAGTTCTGGATGCGTCATTACTTGTGACGCATTACCCTCTGCAACTTGATATGTAATCTCATTACCCTGTCGGTCTTTACCATACGATTTTGTACGAAACCCAATATTTTGGTCACTTATCTCTTGTCGCCATTTACCATCTGGGGACTTAAAAGTACCAGTAAGTTGCCAAATGTTTTCTGGTGATTCGCCAGATTTCTCTAAATTCTTGGCTATTTCAGCAACATCTTTATTCCATGCTTTAGATTTTTGGCCAATAAATATTTGGCTTTTACTGCCTTGTGCCAAACCCTGCAAAATATCAGCAGGCAAACCACCTCGCTCCATGATTCTTGGGACAACTTTTTCGGCATAACGCTCACCAGCTCGGCCTGCGGCCATTGCAACCTTGCCAGCTCCTAAAGCCTGGACCATTGGAGCTACACCTAAAGCAGTGCCAGCAGCAAATGCCGGATTAGCCACATTCATAATCGACTCATACTCAGGATTTAGAACGCTGAACCCCATCTGGTCAGGTCTAGTCCCAAGCAGGCCCTGCATGGCAGCAAAGGTCCTTGGGTCAGGCAATGTATTGACATCACGCTTGGCAGCCAAAGCTCTTGCCTTGACCCCTTGGCGTTTAATGTTTGGGTTGCCAAAGAATGGCCCCAAGTCTTCCTCATCCAGCAAGCCTGCCATGTTTACTCCTGTGCACCGATAGCCGCGCCAAATCCAAGTTGTTCAGCCTTTTTGCGCAATGATTGGGCCATTGGTTCAACTTTCATCATATTGGCTTTGCCCATCATCATTGATGCCAATTTAGGATCAAGCATTGATTCCACCAACAATTGCTGAATCTGCTGATCAGGCAATTTATACAAAAAGTCTAGCGGTCTTGTCATGGTGCGCAGTGTGGTGTTGTCAGCCAATGACTCACTAAAGACACGGCCAATCAAATTACCCATGCTCATGTTCTGGAATGTGTTTGAGCCAGGGGCTTTGACTCCTGGTGCAGTTGCAGCCTGACCACGATTGATTTCGTTGATGATGTTGTCCAAACGGGTTTGAGCAGCCGGTGACAATTGAGTGCCAATTTCTTCTGCCTTTGATGCCACTTGCCTGCGCAATGCTGACGCTGCTAAGACCGGCTCACCCGTCATCAGGTTAGGTTGGCCCGTTGTGACTTTGGCCTCAATGCCCTGCAATAGACGCATCTGGTCAATGGCGCTCGATGACTTGCCATATTTCTCCATGTAGTTCTTAAAGCCTGGAGCGCCAGATTCAATGGCGTTATCAATGACTGGCAGCAGATCAGCCAGTTGACCTTTGGCCAAACGCAAATTGGCTTGCTCGCCTGCCAGCTTGCCAGCCATGGCATCTGTGATGTCTTTTCTGACGCTGTACAAAGACATTGGGTCAATGGTCCCAGTTTCAGGATCAACGCGCTTGGCTAATAGGTTGTTGACATAGCCCATCGCCTCATCGACTGATTTGCGCTGCGTTGCAGGATTGGCCATGATGCCGGAAATGGCATTTGTGATTGGCTCAACACTTACCGGTTGCTTGTTGGCAAATGCAGATTCACGCATTGGGCCTGTGATGCTGGTGCGTTTGGCTTCAGCGTATGGAATAGAACCAGGGGTGGTCACATCGCCACCACGGCCACCAAGCCTTCTGAATGACTCAAGCAAAGCCTGCTGATTTGCAGACAAAACGCTTGGGAATGCACCAGACTGGTCTAATGCGCGAATAGCAGTCTCAGCCGCAGCCAGACCAGGATCACGCGCACCAGCTGCTGTCGTGACTCTTACACCTGGGACAAGTGGCTGGGCCTGTTGCAAATTCAGCGCTGCGCGTTCTGGGTCTGTGGCCAATCGGTTTAAGACATTGCCGACAATCACCTCGCGGCCTGCTTGTGTAAATGGCTTGACCAAGCCACTTGGCGCTGCCAATGCTCTTTGAGTTGTCGAAAGTGTTGGACCACCAGGCGCGACCATACCAGCCAACATTGCACCGCCAACTTGAAGTGCTGGAGGCGCTCCACCTTCGCGCAACATTCCACCAGCTGTTGATGCTGTCAATGCAGCCGCGGTCTGGGCCTTGGGACTTTGCGCAAAGAATTGAGCCAAGTCTCTACCCATGCCAGGCAATCTTGGTGCGACTTCACCGGCAACACGGGCAACACCGCCAGTGCCATAACCGGCAGTGGCCACATCTTGCATGATGCGCTCTTGGGGCGTTCTAGCCTCTGGAAACCCAATGCCCGTCAATGTCCTTTCAACGGCTTGGCTTTGCGTTGGAATTCTTGTTCCAGCAGCCAAGTTAAAAAAGTTGACCATGGGATCAACCACCATGGGTAGCAGGCCACCAGCAGTCAATGCCGCTTGGGCCATGGGGCGAACAGCCATTCCAACTTGTCGGCCTAATGTGTCTGGTGCTTGAGTTGATGCAATTTTTATCAATTCCGCTGGTGCAGTCGAATTAATAAAGGTTGAAATTTGCTGATCAGTTGCGGTATCTGGAAATTCTAAAGTTCCAATGCCTTCGATGTTGATTTTTTTCATACTGCCTCACTCAAATTCAAATCGGCCATTGCGGAAAATCATGCGTCTTTCAGCAGTTGGCGCTGATGGCCCACCCGCTGCTGGTGCTGGCGCTAATGGGGTGTAAGGCTCATAAGCCTTACCAGCAGCCTTTTGCATTCCCAATGTAACCACGCGCCTAGCTTCTGCTTTTTGCGCAATCTTCTCGGCTGTATCGCCCACCATTGGGAAGTAGGTGGCATATTCTTGTCGCGCTTCATCCACACCAATGGCAGCGCCAGACTCTTTGCGCAGTTTGGCGCGAATCCAATCTTGCGCTGCTTGGTCATACATCTGAGTGTCTGAGCTTTGAACAACACCTCGTGCTAAAGCGCCACCAACAAATGGCACGGCCTCGGCCATTCGAGTGCCTACACCTGGCTGTGAGCCTGCTGGTAGTCTTTGAAAAATGCTTTGAGCCAATTCCATGCGCTGGGCAAAGCCAGCTGCATTTGTCTCACCCTCTGTCGGCTTACCGCCAGAGACACCTTTAAGTTGACCGCTTGGTCCCATGACTGGCACGGCCACACCACCGCCTTTAGGCACATTAAAAAATCCTTCTGGTGTGTCGACTCGGTCAAAAGCACTACGGGCAAATTCTTGTTGACGCAAGTCCAAACCGCCTTGGCCCACACGCAAATTGGCACGATTTACTTCAAGATTTCCTTGAGAAACAATATTGGATGCCACTTCCCCTGGACTCATAGTTTTTGCAATACGCTCAAGTTCTCTGTTTGAGTTTTTGTCACGCACACTGATGTAAGACCCAGTGTCTTGATAATTAAACTCAGGGCTGCGCTGGACATCCAATAACTTCATGCCGCCTGATTCGCTCAAGACATATGAAATTGGTGTGCCTTGTTTGCTGTTACCAAACTGTGGTGTTGTAGAGTATTTTTCTAGAGGCTTAATCTTTAAAGCCTGACCCATCAGCTTGTCTGCATCATCAAATTTGCCAAATTGATTGGCCACATCGGCCTTGCGCATCAGTTCGTTATATCGCTTTTCTGTCGCGGTCAAAGGCGCTGGCGCTATTGTTGGCTGCGCTTGTATTTGATCCATTAACTGCGCTCTTTGAGGACTTGGACCAAATGGGCCGGCTGCACTGGTAGGTGCAGTTTGACTAAGCAGGCTTGCTTGTGCTGCCGTTAATGGCTCTTGCGGTTGCACAGATTCTGCTGTTTGGGGCGCTCCAGTCAAAGCAGTTTGATACTGCCCAAGGCGTTGCATCTCTTTAAGTTTTGCACCTAGCAATAAATCTTGAAAAGAGCCAGCTCTTGCCTGCTGATAACCTTGCTGGCCAGCCTGCAAAGCTGATCCAAGCGCTTGGCCCAAATTGATAGGCGTTGTGCTTCGGCCACTGGCTTGAAGCAATGCAGCAGCTGCTGACAGCGCAGCATTACGGCCCAAGAGCTTGCGCTGGTCTTCTGTCAGCAATGCGTCAAGGCCCGTTGGCACACCGCCACCAGGCATTCCACCAAACAAACTGCTTAAATCAAATTGAGTAGCCATATTTCCACCTTAATCCAATAAACCTCTGAGGCGAGTATTAACCACATCGCCTCTGCTCATCATGTTAGTTGATCCTGTATCTGGTGCAAGCAAAGATGCAGCCCTCATGGCCCGTCTTTCTTGACCAGGCTTGATGGCCAGCTCTGCCACCGGAATGCCGCTTCTATCCATAGCCACCGCCACATTGTCAAAGCCTTTGGACTGATCGTATGAATAGCCAAAGAGCGCCATGCCAACATCACGCTCAGACCCTTGGTCAATGATCCTGACCTTTGATGGGTCACTGGTGATCACAATGCCTCGGCTTGTCTGGGCCACTGTCAACCCGTCAGGGATGCGCGAGGGCATAGGTGATCCAGGCGTGATCAGGATGGTGTCACGCCTGCTTGAGGGATCAAGCAAAGCCATAAGCTGCGCGTTTGCGTAGCTTTGTGGCTCTGGCGTTGGGGTGTTTCTCATGTTAGATCAAAGCCGCCAATGCACCAAGTCCAGCGCCAGTGCCTGCTGTCAGGCCAGCAACACCAGCCAATTGCGATCCAGCCAATGCACCGCCAAGCAAACCAGCACCTACATTTTGTGTGTAAGGCGTGGAGCTTGCCATTCCCAAATTGGCAGGCTGCGCACCAAGGCTTGATTGAACAATGCCAAGGCGTTGCAGGCCAATGTTGCGGATTGCATCTGCTTGTTGCTGGTCAAAAGCCTGACGCGCACCGCCAGCGCCCATGACCGCTTGAGCGCCACCAAGACGCAATGCTTGTTGTTGTGCAGCCAAATTGCCTAGCTGGCTTGCACCACCTAATCGCAATTGAGCGCCTTGCAAGCCTGCTTGCTGATTGGCCAATTCTGCTGCTGATCTGCGGCCAATGTCACCTTGTTGTAAAGCCACAGCCTGGTTAAATGCCTGCTCGTTTAATGTTGTCCCAAGGTTGGCAGCCTGCTTGGCAAACCCTTGGTTAGTCAAAGCCTCGGCCACACCTTGGCGTGATCCACCAAATGCACGGGCAGCTGTGGCGCGTTCACCAGTTTGCTGGATAGCAGATCGTCTTGCAGATTCCAGATCAGCCAATGCATTGGTGCGCACAGCTGATGTATAAGGATTCATGTAAGAGCTAATTGATCCTGGTCCAGTTAGGCCAAGATTGGTTTGCTGCGGTCCAATCTGGCTTGGCTGATAAACACCGCCATAAGCAGCCATCTGCGCGGCCAAGTCTGTGCCGGTAATGCCTGGGCCAGCAAGGGCAGTGTTAACCAAAGCCTCCTCGCCTGCTTGGTACAGTGGATTAAAGCCAGCAATCTGCTGGACTGGCAATGCACCGGCCACACCTTGGGCCTGCTCAAAGTTCGTTAAAAATGCCTGCTTGATCTGAGGATCAATTGAGGTTGTGCTAACGCTGTTACCACCTTTGGACATATTGTTTCCCCTTAATCTAAAAGTGATCTAATTTTCTTGACCGGCACTTTGCCTTCATTGATCATGTCCAGAAGTCCACGGCCATACTTATCGACAGAAGATTTTTTGATGACATATTCACCGCGCATCATGTTGACTTGACCCTCATCAGGACCAGCAGGGTCTGGGCCAAAAACATCAGTGATTAAACCGCCTTTTGCAAATTCACCAACAGGAGCGCCACTGTCACCTGGATTGCCGCCATCAGTAGAACCACCAGTACTTTGATCAATCAAATAGTCTGTCGGGGCCAATGATCCGGCAGCCCGTGCAGCCGCTTTAACTTGCTCATAAAGCATGGGGTTATAACCACCCATAGCCGTATTGGCCACAACACCGGCATAAGGATTCACAAATTGAGGGGTTAATGCTTTGATCTGTGAATAAGGTGATGTGCCACCAGCTGTCACAGCAGGGTTGTACTGAGCGCCAATGGGAATGCCCATGTAGTTCTGAAAATTTTGAGCCAGGCTTTGTGGCTGGTAAGTTGGCACAGCTGGAGCGCCCACAGACTGGGGCTGCATTTGAGACTGAGACAGCAGGCCAGTATTTGCAAATGGTTTGTAAGCATTCACATTTTGAGTTATTAAATTGGTTGGGTTTTCAGTGATGTACTGGCCAACAGACCTATTGAATGAAGCGCCAAAATTCTCAGGTGTCAATGTCCCATTGATCAATGCATTAGTCCAAAAGTCAACACCAGCCTGATCAGCTTGATTTGCAGCAGTGCCAATTCCTTTGCGACCAATGGCAGAGTAGGCATCCAAGACCAGCTGACGATAACGCGCTGAATTGTCAACAGCACCGCCGCCAGTGACAGCGCCACCGCCTGTAACAGCACCGCCACCGCCAGTGACAGCAGCACCACCGCCAGTGATGGCCCTGTTAGCTGCTGCACGTTCTGTATCAATCTGCGCTGCAAGCGCAGGGTTTTGCGCTCTTGCTTCATCAACGATTTGATTAAAGTTTGCAAGACCTTTATCTTGCCAAAATGCAATTGCGTCTTCAGTTGGACTAAATGATGCCTTTGGATTAGCTACATACGCTGCTAGTACTTCTGATCTTGTTGCCATAGTCTTTCCCCTATAAGTCCTTTGCAAGTACAGCCCATTGTGGGCTGTAACCTTCGTCTTTCAAAAATGTCTTTGCCCAGCCTTTACGGCCTGCCAGTGTCACCCTGGTGCATCCAACCGATTTGCCCCAAGATTCGATCAATGGTCTCATCTGTGAGAGTTCATCTAGGTCGCCACCAGCCAGAAAATAATGCAAATTCTTGAGCCTGGGATAGACAATGATCTCTGTCAATACCACCGAGTCCTTGGCTGGCCACAGCTGTAATCTGTGATCCTCAACCATCTCGGCAATATCTTCAAAATTGTGTGTGCCTCCAGAGTATTCTAATGCCGCCTCAACGTGTTGGCGCAGCCTTTCCAAATGCTCTTGGTCACTCATCTCTTACCACTGGCCACAGCATCAAGTCTGATGACCCCAATGCGCCAATCGGCCAATACCGCACCAGTCACCACCATGTTGACCTGGCGACCAGAAAACCTGACAGAAGTTGGGTTGGCTGCCGTAAATGGTCCAAATGTAGACTCAGCGCCTGTGGGATAAAGACGGGTTTTAAACGAAACCACCGCCTCGCCCAAGGTCTGCTCATCTGGCACAACCTCTCTGATCTTCATCACATTGTCGCCATTGCCAATTTGGATGGGGCCAGACTCGGCAAAGAGTGTTGCGCCATCGTAGTTAAACCCGACCTCATGCTCATAGACCTCACCGCCATCATCCACCATCAAGGGCAAAGTAAACACGCCAGCATCAGTGCCGCATAGGCGCACCAATGAGCCGACATTCCAGTGGTTTTCGCGGTAGTTGAAAGTGACATAAGAGTCATTCTCTATGCCTGCATTGCTGGGATAAAACCACCAGATTTCACCAAATTTACTGTTATGGACAGCAACAATTTTTGTCCTCTGGTCAAAGTTAATGTTGTTGAAAACAAAGTCCGAGACATCGCAAGGCAGTGGCTTGACGTACCCGTCATAGATAAAGAACCCAGACTTGCTCATCCAAATGGCAGCAGTGTCAATGGCCGCCACAGCTTGGGCCGAAATCAGGCCGCAGCCGCTTCCGGCCTTCTCAAAACCATAAATGAATGGAGCGCCAACATATTGCGCTGTATGCACATCCACATCTGTAAACAGTAGATTGATACCCTTGACACGTTTACCGGCCAACAAGCTGCCAGGCGTTGTCAGCTCATAGTCGCCTGCTTGGTTGTCGCCTGCCGGTGTCCAAAGGGTATTGTCCTCTTGATCGCACCACTGCACTTTTCTTGGGTTTCCACCCGCGCCAAGTGCAAACAGGAATCGCTCGGCAGTCACCAAGATGGCAGTGTTGCTCACTGGCGCGTTGGTAATGACAGCAGCCAATGTGGGTGTGGCAAAGCCTAGCTGCCACTCGTAAATCTTGCCATCGTAATTTGAGCAAGCCACCAAATACTCGCCCCAAGTGTCCAAGCTCCAAGTGGTGGCTATGTCTGCCGATCCGGTGTCTGGCCGTGGCACACCATAGGCAAAGCTGCCGTAGAGGTTTTTGCCGTAGCCTGTGGTGCTGGTGGCATCAATGAAACCAGTTGTAAATCCAGTGGGTGTGATGTCTTTCAGAACACCTAGCACATCCATTGCAAAGAGCTTGGAGTGAGTGCCAAGGCCAATGTAAGAGTCGGCATCGTTGTCGCGCCAAGTGATGATTGCCCTGCAAGCGCCCGTGACAGTTGATGCCGATTTACTGCGCCAGCCGTTGACGGGTCTTAATGTGTTTTCGTACCAGCGCACAAGGTTGGCATCGTTCCACCGGCCAGCAGACTGATACTCAGTGCCATTTCGGTAAACACCTGGGGGTAGTTTGATGGGTATGTACATGGCTAAATTGTAGGTAGATTTGAGACAAAAGACACAGTGACAATGGCTGATGGCACTGCTGGCCGTGTTGGGCTGGAACCGGCAGCAAAATGCTCTAGCGTCACATTCACATTGTCAACCTTGTAAATGATTTCAACATAGTCGCCTGCATCCAATTCAATAAAGAAGTTCAAGGCCGCAATCATGTGGCTGGGATCACCTGTGCTTTTTCTTGCAGGGGGGTGATATCTGCTGTTTGAGTTATCTACGTTTGTT